TCTTGGCAGTATAGGATATTACTTCGTTCAATATATTCCTTCCCAATTGGGATTGCATCAATATCGGGTTCAAGGGACTGGTGTGGTAAATGCTTCAGTTGAAGGAGCATTTTTCACTCAAACATCTTTTGGGTGGACGTTGCAGCCGAATACTGCGACCGCTACTATCTCAGGGACATCCCCTGTGGAGTCTGAGTTTATTATTCCAAATACAGCAACAGGTATTATCTCGGGTAATGCACCAACGAGGACGCCATGAGCAAGAGACGTACTGTCAAGGATACTGCAAAGCAAGCTTTGGCTGAGGATACACAAGCACGTCAGAAGGTTATGGATGAAACTGCGCAGCAAGGAATTCCTTTGCTGAAGGTTCCCTCGCGCGATTCGTTCACTAATTTTGCAATGAAATTAGGTGTTGGTACGGATAACGCTTCGAGTTTTTCAGGATATGGGTTCAATCCGATTACTCGAATTAGGCAGATTCTTGAGTGGATACATAGAGGATCTTGGTTGGGGGGAGTCGCGATTGATCTTGTTGCGGATGATATGACAAGAGCAGGATGCAAGATTCTAGGAGAGCTATCTCCAAAGAGCATTGAAAAGATTGAAGAATCGATGGTGACTTTAGCGATTTGGAATTGTTTGAACAGAGGAATTAAATGGGGTCGATTATATGGAGGTGCAATTAGTGTAATGATGATAGAGGGGCAGAAATGGGAAACTCCTTTACGCCTTGATACTGTCGGGCCTAATCAATTTAAAGGATTGTTGGTACTAGATCGCTGGATGGTAGAACCTAGTTTGAATGATCTTGTGCAAGATATGGGTCCTTTTCTGGGAATGCCTAAATTCTATCGGGTTACTGCAAGCTCTCCTGCTCTCCCACGGATTAAAATTCATTACACGCGATGCATTCGGCATGAAGGCATCGAGTTGCCATACTGGCAATCGCTGCAAGAAAATCTATGGACGTTGTCGTTTATCGAGCGGCTGTATGATCGAATGGTAGCATTTGATTCGGCTACGCAGGGCGCGGCGCAGTTGGTCTATAAAGCATTCATACGTACGTTCAAGATAAAGGGATATAGAGAAGTGATCGCTGCGGGAGGGGATCCCGTTGATGGTCTGGTTGAGTCGATTCGATTCATGACTCGCTTCCAGGGCATTGAGGGAGTTACCCTGATGGACTCGGAGGATGAATATGAAGGACATGAGCACCATGCTTTTACAGGACTGGCTGAAGCTTTGGTTCAGTTTGGGCAGCAGTTATCTGGAGCTTTGCAGATTCCTCTCGTGCGTCTCTTTGGACAATCTCCTGCAGGTCTCAATAGCACTGGGGAAAGCGATCTGCGAACCTACTACGACGGCATTGCCCAACAACAGGAAAAATGTCTTAAAGTTCCCCTCACCAACGTATATCGAGCAATTGCGCAGAGCCAGAAAATCAAACTTCCCGATGGATTTGGAATAAAGTTTAAACCTCTGTGGCAATTGACTCCCAGCGAGAGACCACAAGTTTCGAAGACTGTAACGGATACGGTGGTGCAGGCAGTTGAGGCTGGACTAGTGTCGGTAAAGACTGGTATGAAAGAACTTCGTCAGAGCAGTGAGGAAACCGGAGTCTTTACGAATATCACAGACGATGAAATCGATGCATCCGAAGAGGAACTGGCTCCTTCGGCTAATGAGGTCATGGAAAATCAGAATCAGAATGAGGAGAAGGAATCAGAGGAGGAGAATTCTGGATCCATAGTACCTTTCAAGAAAAAGTCTCAGGATTCAGTTGCTGCGGTCACAGCTATGAAGAAGAATCATAATCTGGACATAGTGATCGAAAATCCGAAAGACACTCTACGATCAGCTAATTACAATTCGACTCTGGCTGGCGATTACGGCTATCTGAGAGGAACTATGGGAAACGATGGAGATCAAATGGATTGCTTCATTGGTCCGAATTATGATAGCCGGAGAGTATTCGTCATTCATCAGAATGATGAAAATGGAGAATTTGATGAGCATAAATGCATGTTGGGATATAACACTCTAGATCAAGCTATGTCTGACTACTTTCAATCGTATGATGACGGTAGAAGTTGGGATCGAGTTGGAAGAGTAGAAGTGTTCGATATGGACAAATTCAAGTCTTGGCTAGGAGGTTTCAGAAAAGGAGCCGCTTGATGAGCACTACTGATGTTGCTGAATGCCGCTGGTGCGGAATGATTCATAAAGGAATGTGCAGTCTGGTAAAGTCTATTGAATTTTATGAAGACGGTTCGGTGAAACATGTTGAATTCCATAATCGGTCTAGTCTTATTGAGCAATTCACGAAGATAGGTCAGACTGCTAAGGGAACCAATCCAGACCCTGATGTGATCAAGCAATTGACTACTATTCAGTATGGCTGATCTGAAAAAACGGAGAGAAAGAAAAAAGAGTGCTGAGCGCTTCAGACGATCGCGCATGGCAAATAACACCTATCAAAAGTACCTTCGATCAGTCGTACACCAGATAGGAGCTTTGGTCAAGGGAATGGCTCCAAAAGGAATAGTCGAGTCTCCCACTCGCCTTGTTAATGCCTTGATGCGCTATGCGGAAATTCTAAACCCATGGGCTGAGGCTGTTGCACAGAACATGGTGAAGGAGGTGATGAAACGTGATGCTTACGCATGGCAGACAGCCGGGCGTGCAATGGGACGCGAGCTTACGAAGAAATTGAATCAACCAGGAGCATTGGGAGATGTGAAAGGAATGGTAACGGAACAAGTCGATTTGATAACTAGCATCCCCCGTAAGGCTGCAGAGCGCGTACAGCAGTTAGCGATCGAATCGGTTTCATCCAGTAGTGCTCGGGCAAACGAAATTGCCAGGGAGATCATGAAAACAGAAGAAGTTTCGTGGTCACGAGCGAAGATGATTGCACGGACTGAGACAGCGCGTGCTGGAGCAGCGATGACTGAAAGTCGTGCCCGTTATATTGGGTCCACTGGATACGTGTGGCATAGTCAACGTGATCCAGAGACTCGTCCATTGCATCGCAAACTGGATGGTAAAGTCTTCAAGTGGGACAATCCTCCTGTTATTGGGGAAAATGGCGAGCGTGGACACCCTGGTACCATCTACAACTGCCGTTGCTGGGCAGAGCCTGTCATTCCCGATGAGTTCTGATGGAGATAACATGAAACTTTGTGGAACTCATCTGGCTGATCTGGCACTAATGATCAAGAAGAAAAACATGTGGAGCTTGGTAGCGACTGACGCAAACGAATCGGCTAGGCGTGCAGTTGAATGGCTTCGAGGAAGAACTCAATTAGACAACTTCGATCCTCTAGCTATTTCTTTTTGTGAGATCAATCAGAAGGCTCATCAGATTCTGGGTATGCATCCTGAAGACCCCAGATGCCCTCTATGTGCCGTTGCTACTCACCTTGAAAGGGACGCTGATAGGGTGTGGATCGACAATTGCACTGATGCAATATACGCAGTCGCTCTGTATAACGAACTGATTTCGTTGCGATAAGCGAAAAACGATCGCCACGTGTTTACATAATGCTATGATTTGTCGTATATTTTGCGTCGATTCGAGCGAGCCTCTGTAGTACATAAGACATAAAGAAAACATCTGGCCTGATTCTTGACGGAGGCTTCGCGTGATCAAGAGACGAGTACTCTCCTTCCTCGCCTTTTTATTCTCCACCTTCCTATCGACATGCGTTCTCGCACAGGCTGGTGGTACGGTTAATGCAGTCGCACCGCTTACTAGAGATCTAGGAGCTCTGGTCAAGCTATCGGCGCAGGGAACTGGTACTGTCAACAGTTCTGATCAAACAGGGTTCAACATTACTCGTATTATCTGTGTTTTTAATCAAGCATCGCATACGGGTACCCCGTCAAGCACTTTTGCAATTCAGAATAAAGATGCTGCATCAGGGGCGTATTACACGCTGGTCACATCAGCGGCTATCACCACAGACACTACGCCTACTTATCTCGCGGTGGGCGATGTCGCTACTGCTGCGAACGTAGCGCTAAGCGTGCCTGTCGCGAGAACGTGGCGCGTGACGACAACTGTTGGTGGTACTACTCCGACGGTTACAGGAACGATAGGCTGTTCGGTCCAGTAGGGTCCATCATCATGATTGGCGATCCAGATCCTGACAAGGATTCATTGGAAATTGGCCGCATGCTGAGGAATTTAGAAACTCATATGAAACAGAATCAACAAGTCGAGCCCAAACCAAAAACGAGGAAGGAAGTACGTAGGGATCTAATCAATGTTCATCGAGCCCTAAGAAACTTCTACAATGGACGTCAATCATGAAGTGGCTTGATCGATCTTCTATCGAAGACTCGCGAACACGCTTCTATACAACTGAGTCTCTAGGAGAGAAGCAATCTTTGACACCAGAGGGATTCTTGCTTTGTCAAGATGTTCCGATTGCGCGTACTGGTCAGATGATATATATGCCGAATGAGGTCCCGATCAAGGCAGGACCCAGTGGCAACATTATCATCACTCGTGAGGAAGAAGATGTTTTCAGTCCTACCTATCTAGCCTCGTTCTCAGGTAAACCAGTTGTCAATGAACATCCTTCTGAGGATGTTAGACCTGATAATTGGAAAAGGTATGCTGTTGGGACAGTTCTACATCCTCGCCGTGGGGAAGGGGAATTTCGGGATTGTATCCTTGCAGATCTGATGATTACTGATCCTGATACGATTCAATCGATACGGGAAGGCAAGCGGGAAGTATCATGTGGCTATGACGCTGACTACGTTGAAATTGAACCCGGGCGGGGCAAACAGACGAACATGATCGCAAATCATCTGGCTCTGGTTACGTCGGGCCGTTGCGGATCGCGTTGTTCTATCGGAGATAGTGAAGAAGGAGCAACAATGAATATGACGAGCTGGTGGGAGTTGGTCAATTCGAAGATCCGTACAGCCTTTGCTGCTAAAGATGAAAAGGCTCTGGGAGAGGTGCTAGGGGAAGCTAGTGCCAGGGTCAAGACACTTGATTCCAATGAGGAATCAACTCACATACACATCCATGACAAGCGACATCGTGATGCTGGTGAGGAAGAAGAGAAAAGAAAGCATGAGGCTGAAGACAAAGATGATGAAGATGAAGATGAAGACGAAGACGATGAAGATGATGAGACTGAAGATCGTGGCCATCGTGGAGGCCGCCACCGCGATCGAGGGAGACATCGCGATCGGCATGCACGTCGCCGCGATGGGGATTTGCATCTTCGGCATGAGGCTGATGACGATGAAGAAAAGAAATACGAACAAATTGAAAAGAATTTCAAGGATGTCGGAAGAATTCTTGACGCCATGCGCAAACATATGGGCATGAATGATGATCTGGGCTATTTGCCTTTCTTAGGATTTGAAAAGCCCCCTGGTACCGGAGATCGAAGGGGATCACGCGACTCCACGAGAGACAGCGCGCATCTGGCCGATGAGTACCAGGAGGCTATCTCTTTAGGAGAGATCCTGGTTCCGGGCATGCGCTATCCAACGTTTGATGCGAAAGCGGACGAGAAAAATACGACCGATACGATATGTAAATTTCGCAAAGACACTCTGTCCCTCTTTCAAAACTCTCCAGGTGGATTTCATATTCTAGAGAGTGTCAACGGGGGACCGCTAGATCTGAAAGTGAAAACTTGCGATCAAGTTGCAACAATCTTTCGAGCTGCTGCTACGATCAAGCGCAATGAGAACAACATGAGAACTGGAGATGACAGCATCCCAGGTCATGGTGGCGGCACTGGAGTGAAAAGTAAGAAGATCCGTACACTTGCAGATTTGAACAAATTAAATCGTGAGTCCTATGGGGCCTGATGATCTATTTCAACACGGAGTTTGATATGAAAAATCTCTGGCAAATAATCAAGGGCTTCTTTGCGGCTCTGTTCGTCACTCCTGTCTACATGCAGCCCGTAGAGATTGTTGCGAATCGGGTGCGCATCAAATTCAGGGATGTTGCTTTTCCCTATCGCATGGGAGCAGGGTTCCCTGGAGATGTGAATCGTGCTCATCCCTTTTCCGTTGAGCCCTGTTTGCAGAATGCTACAACGCCTGCCACTTTATATGGTCAGGCGGTTCTGGCAGATACAGTTGGAGCGACGAATACGGTACGCATGTTTGGGGCCGGAGATTCATCGGTTACAGACATGTATGGAGTTACGGTTCGTCCTTTCCCGCTGCAAGCTGCGACAGCTCCTGGCAGTTTTGGGCAGCAGCAATTGAGCGATGTCACTACTCCTCCAGGTTCCGGATTTCCGATTGATGTATTGCGCATGGGATACATCATGGTCAAGCTGAATACAGGACAGACTAGTCCTACGAAAGGAGCAACTGTATATGTGCGTACAGCTGCGACCTCTGGTAACAATGTGCAGGGAGGCTTCGAGACGGCAGCAAGTACATCTGCTACGTTGTCTAGTCGTTATACGTACAACGGGCCCGCGGATGCAAACGGGAACGTCGAGATTTGCATCCGCTAAACATTAACATAGCCTGAGAGGCTCGATATATCATGAATACTCAAAGTCGATTCAAGTTCCGGGACAATGCTCCCTTTCCTGGATTCCATACATTCGACAGTGGTAGTCGAGCCTTCACGCTCGATACGGGTTCTTTTTCGCAGCAGCCTGTCCAGGTTCATCCAGGCGCCCCACT